CATTTCGATATTGGATTGACCAAAAAGGAAACAGGCGAGTTCTCAATGCTTCGCTTGATCAACGCATTGGCGCGTCCGCATGACCGAACCGCGCAGGATGAAGCATCATTCGAGCTTCAAGCTTGTCAGGCCCAGGAAGGAAAGCAAAAGCGATCCGCTCGCGGCGTTTATATTCCAAACGAGGTTTTAAACGAGCGAAGTCTTTCCCGCGCCAGCTATCAAAATCGCGAACTCCAAGCGGGTTCCGGGGACGGCGCAAACTTAGTTCCGACCATTCTTGATTCGTCAAGTTTTATCGAGTTTCTCGATAATAATATGGTCAGCGTGGCGATGGGTGCGAGAGTTATGCGCGGACTTGATGGAATTATCAAGATTCCTCGCAGGGACGCGGCTATTTCTGGCGGATGGTTAGCCGAAAGCGGCGACGCTGGAGACGTAACGCCTAGCTATGATCAAGTAACCATGCAATTAAAAACGTATGGCTTGCGCGTTGATCTCTCACGCCAATTGAGACTTCAAAGCTCGATGGATGTGGAGCGCTTGGTCCGAGAAGAAATCTCACTCTCCACCGCGATTGCTCTTGATCAGGCCGCATTAAGCGGAACCGGTTCAAGCAATCAGCCCACCGGAATTGCCGCAACAAGCGGAATCGGTTCCGAAACAATCACCGCGAATCAAATCACCTACGCGCAAGCAATTGCGATGCAAGGCGATGTAATGGCGGCAAACGCGTATTTCGGAAAGCTTGGATACGTCATCCATCCAACGCTTGCCGCTGATGCAAAAGCTCGCACCATCGATTCCGGTTCTGGTCGTTTCGTGATGGAAAATAATACCATCGACGGATTCAGAGCGCTTGTCAGCGCACAGTCAACTTATTCCTCGCAGAATAAAGTATTCTTTGGAAATTTCGATGACCTGATGATTGGTTATTGGAGTCCTGGAATTGACGTTAGCGTTCACAAAGAATTTGACGATGGACGCGTCAGATTGATCGTTTTCGTGGATGCCGATATTGCCGTCAGGCACGCCGGATCATTCTCGATGACAGTTAATGCTTAATGCTAACCACTAAGAACGCAGGCGGCCTTGTAGGGGCCGCCAGCGAGACAGGCGGAAAAGTGAAAATAACCATGTTACGCGGAGCATTCATCGCGGGAGAGAATCACCCTGCAGGGGAAACGCTCGAAGTAGATGACCGCATCGCACGCCAACTCATCGGATCGAACAAAGCTGTAGCGGCTGAAGACGCACCGAAAAAGGCGACAAAGAAAAAATAACGATGGGAGTCGAAAGCGCGTCCGATTTATCCGATTTTTTCCTAACCGATGATTTCGGGATCGCGGCAACCTATACGCCGTCAGGCGGAAGCGCTTCAACGATCAACGTTTTATTCGATAACCCTTTCAATTCCGTTCCCCTGGACACGGGGGAACGGGATGTTGAGAGCAACACGCCGACCGCGCTTGCAGTATCGTCGGATGTTTCGAGCGTGGCGCATGGTGACGTAATCGTAATCAACTCGATTACTTACCACATCGTAGGCGTGCAAAAGGATAGCGGGTCCGGCTATCAGGGAACGACTTTGCTTGTACTTGAAAAACAGTAATGGCGAATCATTTGCGGAGACAAATTCGGGAACGCATTGTGACCGATGTTACTGGACTCAGCACAACCGGATCGAATGTTTTTCAATCGCGAGCCTATCCGATTGAAGAATCAAAGCTTCCATGTTTACTGGTTTATGATAATGAAGAAACCGTCGAAATCCGTTCAATGGGACCGATTCGCGGGATTTCTTCGGAATTGATTGTAAACATCGAAGGTTATTGCCAAGGCGGAGACGGCGCAACCGTCATGAATACGCTGGCGGCAATACAAAAGGAGGTTCAAATCGCAATGCAGGGTGATATCAAAATAAATAACCTCGCGCGTGATTCGTACCTTACCAGCGCTGACGCGTCTATTAACGCGGAAGCGACCAAACCGACGGGATCGGTTCGTTTATCATATCTCGTAACTTATCAATATTTGGAAAACGCGCCAGACGTAGCCGCGTAGAAAGAGAAATCATGGCAAGTGCCGGAAATGGGGGCGTTTTGCAAATAAGCCCCGACGACTCAACCTATACCGCAGTCGCGGAATTAACATCGTGGTCGATTGAAGAAAGCGGAGAAGCGATTGAAACGACTTCGATGAGTACCAACATATATAAAACTTTCATCCCTGGAAATTACGGATGGAGTGGAAGCGCCGAAGCGCATTGGGTCGATGACGACACCGCGCAAGAAGCAATCGAAACCGCTTTAATCGGTGGGGATTCGACTTTCTACGGAAAATTTTATGGCTTGGGAACTTCCAGCGGAGATTATTGGAGTGGAAAAATCGTCGTTACTGGCGTTTCTATTTCTGGTTCAATTGATGCGCCTATTTCGTTTTCATTTTCGTTTCAAGGCGCTGGACCGTTAACGCATAACAACGCATGAGCGATATACTCAAATCTGCCAAGGCTCACTTCAAAGAGAGACTTGGCGGAGAACTTTTATCTCTAACCGTACCCGAATGGAATAATGCGAAAATTTACTATCGACCAGCGATGAAATTATCGCAAAGGTCGGTCGTAATGAAGCATATTCAAAACAATGAATGGGATAAATGCATTGCATGGGGATTGATATTCCGATGTCGGGACGAAAACGGGAAACCGATTTTTAATCGAGGCCATTTAGATCAAATCATCGATGAATTCGATCCAGACGTTTGTCAGCGAATCATCGAGGAAATGAACGCGAATGATCCAACGCAAGACGAGATCAAGGGAAACTAAATAGCGATCCTGATCTCTACGCGTGTTTTCAACTCGCTGAACTTTTGCATAAAACAATTGATGAAATTATGCAAATCAGCGAGGACGAGTTTAGAGGATGGATCGCATATTTCGAATTGAAGGAAAAACGTGCCAAGCACCACGGTAGAAATACTAGGACGCGATAAAACGAAGAAAGCGTTTTCTTCGGTTTCTAAATCGATGGATCGTTTAAAAACGTCGATTGGAGGCATGAAGGGTGCGGTCGCTGGTTTGATTGGGACCGCTGGAATAGGTGCGCTTACAAACAACCTTTTAGACACTGCGGATGCATTGGGGAAAACTTCCGCACGTCTTGGGGTGACAACTGGTGATTTGCAGTCTTTGAGATTTGCCGCAGAACAGTCAGGACTAAAAGTAGAAACTTTTGATATGGCACTACAAAGGTTCACGCGTAGAACAGCAGAAGCGGCCTCTGGAACAGGCGTAGCTAAAGACGCTTTGGAAGATATGGGTATCGAGTTGACAACTCAAGACGGCAAGCTCAAATCAAGTTCAAATTTATTACGTGAAGTGGCGGAACAATTTTCTAAAATTCCCGACCAAAGCGAAAAAGTAAGAGTCGCGTTTCAGCTTTTCGATTCTGAAGGCGTAAAAATGGTAAATTTACTCCAAGAAGGAAAAGAAAATCTTGAAGCTTTAGAAGAACAATTTAATTCCTCTGGTGCATCAATCGATTCTAATTTTATTAAAAATGCTGAAAGTGTTAATGATAGTTTGAATTTAATGTCTAAAGTTTTGACTGGAAACTTAGCAATAGCATTAACTGGAGTTATTGCGCAAATGAATGCAGTTAATGAGTCATTTTCAGGTTTTAAAACAATTTCTTTAGGGATTGGTGATTTCTTGAATTTTTTAACAATGGGATTCAAAATCCTAATTGAAGAAATTCGCTTTATCATTGGTCAATTAGTTGGAGGATTTTCAAAGGGTTTTGATGTTATTGCAAAACAAGCAAAAAAGTATTTTGAAATTATAAAAGGTGCGAGAGGTAAGCCAAAAAAAGCAATTGAAGAACTTTTAAAAGCACAAACTGCATACCATAAAGAAATAGCAGAGGGTCAAAAATTACATAATAAAAACATTGATTTAATTAAAAAACAATTTAGAGCAGGACAAGAAGCAATTGACGCAATTAGGAATAATGAAACCGAAAAACAAGTATTAAAAAAAGAAACAAATAGTCTTGAAATAGAATTAGCGGATGAAAAAAGCGTAAGATTACGCAACAGTTTAAATGAAGAAATGCAAGCGGCAATAGATTTAGCTAATTTTCAAGAAGCTCATAACAAAAAAATGCGCGATGCGATGTTTCGCGACGATGAAACGTATTTTTTCAGTAAAAACAAATTAGAAGAAAAAGCATTTCGGTCTACCATGTCAACAATGGAAGCGATGGCTTCCGCAGTAAAAGACGAAGGAATCGCACTTTTTCGATTCTGGCAAGCCGCCGCAGTCGCTAATACTTGGATGAGTACGCACGAGGCCGCAATGAAAGCATGGGCGCAACTTGGCGTTTTTGGTGCGTTTGCCGCTGGTGCGATTTACGTAGTAGGCGCGGCGCAAGTCAAAAAAATCTTAACAGAAAAGCCTCCAGCCAAACAAGCTGGAGGCGATGTTTTAGCGGGACAACCGTATTTAGTCGGCGAACAAGGGCCAGAATTATTTACGCCAGGACAAACCGGATCGATAGCGCCTAATCGGAATTCAGGACAAGGCGTAATCATTAATATATACGATGGAACCGGACGCAAAATTTCGCAAGCAATGTCAGATTTACGCGTCGAGGTCGTCGAAAGAGCGAATTCATTCGGGCAATTTGCGGCACTAGAGAGTCCATTATATACCGATGCCGCGCCCGCTTGAAGTTGAGATTTCGTTGGATCTTCCATTGACGGGAAGCTCAACCTATTACTACTTATCTGACGAATCGCATGTCGGCGCAAATGGTCGGTTTTATCACGGGTTTATCATTGGACGACCAAAAATTAAAATGGCGCCAACATCAGGCGGATTCATTCAAATGACTTCGGGAGGAATTACATTAGTCAATCGACCAAATGATTCCGATCATCCGTTTAGCGGGTCAAATTATACAACGATTTTGGCAACGCCTGGTCCGTATTATATAGGCAT